ACTCCACTATCAAAAGTCATTATTACCTCATTTGTAATTATCCAGGCTGTAAGCTCATCAAAGGTTATCTTAGCTCCAGTATCACCTTGAAGAAATAACTCTATACCATAGACATTACCTACTCCTTCGCCTTTTAAATCCCTAGTATCTCCCTCGCATAAGTAAATAAGCTTGCCATGATTAGCTCTACCAGTTCTTTCAACAGCTACGCTCCTTCCAGCCTTCTTACCTCCTCCTAAAGCCCACTCCCCTTTATGAAGTGCCTCTCCGTTAATTCCTTGAACAGAGGCGAAGCTTATGTTTGTAGCTGTAGGATTATTTAGAGCTAGGCTGTCCACCTCTGATATAGTATTTCCATATCCGCTTATCTGTCCATAAACTGAGCCACTAGAAAGAGTGTTATCTATTCCTAGAATTATATTACTAGAGCCATTATACTCAATTTGTGACTTACCAGCTAGTAGCATATTCTGACCTAATGGATTAACACTTTTAGCCGTTCCGCTTGTAATTAGCTTAGTTGGTAGAGTAGAGCTTAATGGGTCAGCATAAGTAAAATTAAGGTCGTTTGTTGTGCTAACTATATCACCCCCTAATCCACCTCCAGGACTGGATAAATACCTACAGTTATAAGCAGATAAAGCAGCTACATAAACCCAATTATAACCAGCAAAAACACAGCACTTTTCAGTACCTACTCCAGTAACTCCAGCCGCATTAATCATTGTTATAGTACCATTATTTGTAGAGCTGTCTGGTATCCATTCACAGTTAATTTTAACGTTTGGAAGCTTTAAAAGCTCTACCTGGACCGTCTTAGAATCTGTTATTGTCCAGCCGTTAATCTTGTTTATTCTCCAGTATGCGTCTTTAATCCATATCTTGTCATTAAACTTAAACTTGAATATATCAGCAGATGTTATCTTGAAGTTAGCCTTCATTAACTTAGCTGTTTCACTGTAAATCTCATCTACGAAGGTTTCCCAGTACTTTTTATAGAGAGTACCTTCTGGAGCTGATTGGATATAGTGGTAAGGGGTTTCCATTCCCCAATTCAAATCATCACCATTTAAGTTAATATCATTAGTCTGAAAATAATGTGAGGCTTTAGCGTAAAAGATTTCATTTGATATAACTGGTGTGCCAGTTAAATTCTGCTCATGGAAATACCATTGTACTCCAGCAGGAACTAATCCATGCCATACTAAGATTCTAGGCTTTGGCTCTATTGGCGCTCCAGCTTGGTCTATCAGCTTTGGAATAATCATACCCGTATCTGTGATAAGCTGGGCTGGAGTAGCTACGAAATCTACCTCTACCTTTCTCTCACCTTTAGCAAAGTCATTATTTGTCTGGTCTATTAGTTTTCTACCATAAACTCTATTTGCATTATCTTTAGTCTGTTTATTTAGAATGTCCTCTCCTTCCTTATATGTAAATAAAAGGTTTTCTGTCTGTAGTTCAGTAGTAGGAGTGAGCTGAATGTCTTTACTTATGTCTAGCTTGTCTGTCCAGTCTACTATATCACCTCCAGCTATCCAAGTATCATATGGCTCTATTAATAGATTAGTTTCATTTACTGGGTCTGGAATTATGATAAGGTTAAACATCTTAGTAATGCTATTAAAAAGGTCTATAGCCTTTAAGTCTGGCATGCATTGAGTAAAGTCTACATTATTACCACTTATTGCATCATTTTGAGGTCTAACATTAAAATAAGAATTTGCCACTTGTATTCCATTATCATCTAAATCACTCGTTACAAATGAGTAAGTAACATTAGAGCCGCTGTTTTGTATTAACACCACTCTAACAAAATCACCAGCATTTAAAAATGCGCTTACTCCACCCGTGAAAACTTGGTTCAATACAGACGGAAACGGAGGAGGATTATAACCTACGTTATCTTGACTGTTACCGTAAACAGTGGTATCCCCAATTAAAAAATTAGTGTTTGGGCATTTCTCTATTTTGTAATTTAACAAATGACCAGCGGATACAGTAAAACCTAATAAAGAACGCATAGTATAAAATCCATTAACTGGAGCTTCATAGTAGTTAAAGGAGTTACCAGCAGCATCTGTAGCTGTTCCAAAATCACTACCATTATCAAAGCCTCCATCAGATAAACCCACTCCAAAAATATTTAAAGGGGTTCTAGTGTTGTTTGCCGCTACTAAAGAAGTAGTAGTTCCAGACGGCTGAGGAGTTACCATTTGAGTTGTAGCCTCATTCATTAAAGCACCACCTTGTGAAAATATAGCTCCTTTAGCTCCAGGACAAGGAATGATTAACTTAGCGAAATCTGTGTTATTAGTAAAAAAGTCTGACGTATAAGTAAAGCCTTCCTCTGCAAAAATAGCATCTATTATAGCTTTTAACTTTATAGCTGGTTTCCATTGGTTTAATTTACTTCCATCTATCACCTCAGTTATATTCTGACCACTTCCACTTAAACCCTCTCCTCCGTAGTAATTAGCTCCCCAATCTATAAGGGGATAAACTACATCACCTCCAAGTAAATTATTAGCCCAGCTCAATCTTACATTAGCCGCTGTAAAATTATGGTCTAGAGTAGCTAAGAAAGTAGTATAATCTTCTAGCTTCTTATCCCCTACTTCAGCTCCAAAATTAGCGACATCACCAAACAGCACTACCTCATATTCTACAAATCTTCCTTTCTGAACTATTACATTTTTAAGCTGAATATATCCTACTATCTGAGGCAAAGTATCATAACTTAAAACTGCTGTAGCTTTCTTTTTAGGGTTAAAAGTACCAGAGATATTTACGTTATACTGAGAGCCAAAAAAGTCATTATTCTTAGGCGTTCCTGGTATCCTAAAGTTCTGTGAATGGTTAGAGTTTGTTTTACTAAAGTCTTGGACATTACTAAACTGATAAGTAGTAGGAATAGATATATTTTCATATAAATCTAGAACTATATCTGTAAGCCCGTCTTGACTTGTCACCGTTAAAAGTACTTCTCCTTTTTTAGCCATCTTTAGTTATTTGGTAAAAATCTATTGTTTGACTCCATCACATTTAGGCTTAGAGTTTGAGGCTGCTTTCCGTTTGTCTGAATTACTGAGAAGTTACTGTCCATTACATTTACTGGAATAGATATAGGCGCAGCAAATCTTTCACCTAATAGTCCAGGCTGTAAAGTAGTCAAAAGGAAAACGCTTGAGCTAGAGAATAAAGAACATAGACTCCAGTAGTCACTTTCAAATACCCAATCACTACTTAAATTCCACTCTCTAGTTTCATAGTTCTGTGAATCAGTCAAACCTCTCTCTTGTGCGTTATAGGTAAATTCTTTTCCTGGTGAAGCATTAGCATAGTTACCTCTAACCTTTCTATACTTCTTTTTAGATACATTAATCTTTACGTTCGCTCTCATATTAAAGTCAAAGTAGTCATAACCTCCTCTAGTGTTTAGCCACATAATAGTAGCAGTTTCAAACTTACCTCTGTAAACTCCTCCGCAGCAATTATAATCCCATACAAAATTATAAACCTTAGACTTTTTAGCTCCTCCAGCATCAGTTACATAAATCTTATAGTAATCTAGTAAGCTGCCTAAAGTGATAGGCTGGTCAGTTAGCGGAATATGGTTATCTAAATACTCTATGTTAGCTGGTCCACATGGTATAATGTTAATCTTGCTCTGTGGAAAGGTAAAGCCACTAGTCTGAGTTATTGGAAAGCTATGAATTAATACTGTGCCATCTGTTTTAACAGCTTCATAAACAATATTAGTCCAACTATTACCGTTAAGAGTTCCGTTGTCATTAGTCACCTCTAAAGTCCTCCAGCTTTTACTGTTTACTCTTTCTATCATTTGGTTATAAGGTGATAGGCTAGAGAATGGAGCGCAGTCAGAAACTAGATTTTCTACTCTGTCACTTAGCATCTCATCATCATCGCTATTATTATTAAAAATAAGTGTAGTACTATCTAAATAATTACGATAAGGAGGAATAGAGGCTAACCATAGAAAGCCATCTGTACTGGCAAGGTCTGGATATATTACTGGAGCTGTAGTAGCTGAGGCTGCGTAGCTCTCTCCTATCTCTATTTCATATCTTAACTGAGCATCTCCATTTGTTTGTTGAGCTATGCTAGTAGGGTTAGCTGCTCCAGGCTGAAATCCATAAGGTACATTAGGCGCAAAGGCGAACTTGCAGAATATCTCTGGAGTAAGCTGATCCTGGCAAAGCTCTCTGAAGTTAAAGACTCCAGCAGTAGCATTATTTTGAGATATAAGTACTCTCCCTTTTAAATTACCGTTAACCTTCACGTCAAACACATACTGAAATTTGGGCTGTGCTACGTTTGTGCTAGTAGCCACTATAATTAAATCCCTTCCTATAGGCTCAAATTGACTCGGTTTTTGTTCTATGGTTATAGCCATCTTAGCTTAGTTTTATGTTATCTAATTTGCTCATTGTATAATCTACGTTAAACTCTATATCTTTCATCCACTCCTCTTGAAGAGTAGCGTCTAGTTTATTATACTCCTCAATAAAAGCCTCGGTATAAAAGTTAGTAGCTGGAGTTCCAAACTTACCTATCTTCCTAGAGATGAAATAAGCTATTCTCTCTAAGCTCTTTAGGTTAGTACTGATAAATTTCCCAGTCTTTAAATTTCTAGGTTTTAATGGCTTTATCTTAATCCACTTTAGTATATCATAAGTAGGTGGTCTTTTTCCTGGCTTCCTTCCATCTTCTACATCTTGAATATAACTAGCTGCAAAACCTCCAGCTCCAAAACTTATTCCACCTCCGTTCTTATCTAAATTCCAGATTAAGGACTTGGACAGCGTACCCTCAGAAGTATTAATCTTTGTGGTATAGCTCTTTCCTCTTGAATTCTTTCTGGTCCTCTTTACTGCTAAAAGCTGCTTAGCTTTATTCACTACATTATCAGAGAATATCTCTAGCTCTTTATATGTGTTATCAAACTCTTGAGCCATTATCCGCTTACTAAGGTTGTGTCTATTGGATTATCTTTAGGCTGAATACAAGCATTCGCTTGGTAAGGAACTGTAATAGCATAGGAAGCATTATAGCCACAAAGCACATTTTTATACTCCTCCATAAAAGGCTGGAGCTGTAAAGGTAAACTAACCTCAAACTGCTCATCTCTTTTAAAGATACTTAGTCCATGTCTTATCTCAGCATCTAGGTCAGTTAAGTTTCTTAGCGTATCACTTAGAATCTCTAAGATTCGCTCTTCTTTGTTCTCTTTCTGGAATAGTAAATCAGCACAGACTATCTCAAAGTTATAGGTCATTTGTCCTTTTTCTACAGATACTAGTCCTGGAACTATGTGAACAATAGGAAATAGAGTTTCCTTCTTTAAGTCCATAAGGTCAAGCTGACCATAGTTAAAAGACTTTACAAAGTAATGATCCTGGTAATAGGTTTGAAGCTTCTCTATAATGTTAACTAGTGTAATCATCTTACTGCGTTTTGGTTTCTTACTCTTCTCATCTCCTCCTGGTTTTTATCCTTTAGCCATGAGAGATAAGTTAGACTCTCATAAATTGGTTTCTTAGTTATTTCCTCTATATCTAAAAATCTATCATTACTCATAATGGCTAGAGTATTATACCAGCCATATTTCTCAGCTACTGAGTTGTGAGTTTGGTCTTCTCCAGTCCTTTCTTTATACTCCTCTTCTCCTTCTCCGTTATCATAGAGGTTCTCAAAATCTCTAGTAAGTCTATCCCTAAACGAAAAAAAAAAGACTGAGCGCCTATTACTCTGTCCATAGTCAGACTTAAAAAGTCCTCTGAATGTTCGTTTATATGCTCGTCATTATAGTCCTCTATGCTGTACTTCTTACCTCTCTTTTTAGTAACTGGTCTAAACAGTATGCTCATAATCTTGTGAGCGTTCTCCCAGTAGCCTCCTTGCTTCATTAGCTCCTCATAATCTACCCATTCACCAGTACTTAGCTTACTTAGGTTTGGCACAAAACCGTACTCTTTACCCTTAAATTTAAAAGTCTGTTCAAACTTAATCTGAGCGTTCTTATCGTCTAGTATCTTAATTAAATCTCCATAGACATTATTTAAGTCTTGTATATTTAAAGACCTAACCTCATCAGTAGTTAAGTTACAGAACAGCTCAACACAAAACATCTTCTCCTCTAGGGCTGTTACTTCCTTATTCTGAGCCTTGTACATAGTATAGGCTCTAAAGGTTTTAAGTTCAATCTCACTCCAGGAAGTAGGTATAGTAATTTCTTTGGTTTTCATTCTCTCTTAAGTTAGTATAGTTTATGTCAATTCTGTTCCCCTTTAGATAATAGCATACTCTCCGCTAAAAGGTTTCTGGAGCTTCATTATAAGTCCATAACGTATAGCATCTATAGCATGATTAAAGGAGTCTATAGGCTCATTCAGTATCTTCTGGTTTTTATCTTCTTTGTATTTATAATTCCTAAACTCTTTAATTAAGTCTAAGCTAGAGGATTTCACAAACAGCTTATAAGTACGCATTAAGTCAATTCCTATTCTTATGCTGTCTGGACCTTTCTTAGTGGGTTTAATATTAAAGCCCGTTCTGTAAATCTCCTCTATACTTTTAGGCTCTGCACTATCTGCGAATATCTCCGCTCCTCTAGTTATCTCCAATACCTTTAGCTCTCTAGATATGTCCTGGTTAGTTAAGCCAGTAGTATAAATTAGCTGCTCAAAGTAAAGCTCATCTCCTCTCTTGTATATTTTTACTAATGCTGTAGGGTCATTAGAGTAGCCAAAATCTAAGCCCAGACTTAACTCTTTAGCGTTCTCTGGAATCTCATCCACTTGTCCTACATTGTCAAATACTAGACTCCTAGACTTTCCTCTTTCTCCTAAACCGTAAACCTTCCAGTAATTGCTATCCGTTTCTTTTAGCCTCTCTATCTCTTGAATTATAGACTCTGAGAGAAATGGGTTATCTAGGTAAGTAGTCTTATAAAAGGTAGCATCATCTCTAGACATTACTTTCTCATATATCCAATGAAACTCATCTGATGGATTGTAGTCGAGGATTATCTTATCTGTAGTTCTAAGGCTTAACTGCATCCAGCTCTCTAGGTCTATCTCATTACACTCATTAATAAATAAGACGTTTCTCTTTCTACCTCTTACTTTCTGAGGCTGATCCAGACTAATAAATTCTACTGTGTTGCCAAACAGCTCATAAGTTAACTCTGACTTGTTATGATACTTTTCAGAGTAATATCCCTCCTTTTGGATTATCTCCATAAAGTCACGCATAGCTGAAGCTTTAAGGGCTGGTAGTGTTCTCCTACAGATAGTAATGTAAGAGCCACAGTCTTTATTCTCCCAGCAGTAATCTACTAAGACCTTGAGTATAGAGTAAGTTTTACCAGACCTAGTTCCTCCTTGATTGATTGAGATTCTAGTCTTACAATTACTAACGTCATAATATGTCTTAGGCTGACTAACCAAAGTAAGAGTCTATTGTTTCTTTTGCTTGGTCAAATCCAGTACACACCTCAGCCTTATAACCTCTCTCTCTCATCTGCTTTATGACTTCCTTCTGATAACTAGAAGCATAGTTTCCTTTAATCTTTAGCTCTATAGCCAGTCCGTGATATTCTCCTCTAGGCTCTAAGATTATTAAGTCTGGAAAGCCTCTCCTATATCCTCCTAGCTTCATCTTTCTAGCTTGTGTTATGCTTGTCCTTATCCCTCCAGCAGAGCCATTAAAAAGAATGTTACCCTTGAGCATCCTAAGATAGTTTACTACTGCTATCTGTAGATGTAGCTCTCCTTCCTTTCTAGGCGCTCTCTGTTTCATTTTGTAGGTGAGTATTTCTTTCCGTTAATCTTTACATTTAGACTATCATCCAGCTTCATCATTCTGTCTATAATGACCTGGCAGTACTTAGGGTCTAACTCCATACCATAGCACTTTCTTTTGAGCTGGTGAGCTGCTACCATTGTTGAGCCAGAACCGAGAAATACATCTAAGACCAATCCATTATCGGGACAGCTTGATTTGATAGCTCTTTCACATAGTGGAATAGGTTTAGGTGTGGCGTGTTCTCCTTCATCTCCTTGTCTTATGTGTCTATCAAAATGCCAGACGTTATTCATATTGTCGTGGACATTATTAAAGTAAGCCCTTGTAGAATAGTATTCTTTTTTTAAAGCGTCGTATTCTTTTTTTAAAGCGTCGTATTCTTTTTTTAAAGCGTCGTATTCTTTATGGAAAGCGTCGCCATTAGCTGCTTCCCTTATAGAGTTATAATGCTCCTCAGTTGGAAAATGCCATTGGCTCTTAGAAAAGTAATGAGATGCAGATGTTTTGCCAGTTATTTTTATAATTTTATCTACGTTCCAGCCTAATTTATTTCTTTGTATATTAAGATACTCTCTTATGCTTTCAAAGCCTTCAAAGTAATTATCTGAATTATTATTAAATCCTTGAACTCCACACATTACAAATAGACACTTTTCGTCTGCGGTTGCGTAGCTTCTTGTAAGCTCACTATTTTGACTTTGACCATGTCCTTTATCCCAAGTTATTAAATTTCTAAAAGTTGCTTTTTGTTCTTGTATAAATGGCTTTAGTATTTCTGAATAAATATCCATTAAAGGCTCATCTATCCCCCAACAATACCAAGAGCCGTTTTCTTTAAGGTGAGTAAACTGCAAAGCTATCCATTCCTTATTAAAATTTAATAAATCGGAATAATTAAGGTTATCATTCAGAACTCCTTCGTTTTCTTTCTTCATTCCGTAGGGAGGATCATTGTGAGCCATATCAGCTTTCTCTCCATCCATCAGCTTAGCCACTTGGTCTGAGTCTGTACTATCTCCACAGAGTAACCTATGCTCTCCTATCTCTATTAAGTCACCTAGTACTACATCTACCTTTATACTGTCTGGCTCTAAGTAATCATCCTCTACAGCATCCAGCTCTACATCCTCAAAAGGAAAGCCTTCCAATCCCCATTCCTCTAGCTGTACACTATCCCACTCATTAGCTAAGACCTCCCAATCCCACTCACCAAAGCCTAGATTATCCTTAACTATAAACTCATCCTCTTGCTCCTTAGTTAGACCTTCAGCCTTTAAAATATAGACCTCCTTTAGTCCAGCCTCAATACAAGCCTTTAATCTCATGTTACCACCTAGTACAGTCATCTCTTTATTTACTACTATAGGTCTGAGCTTTAACATCTCTGGAAAGTCCTTAATAGACTTAACCAGTTTCTCAAACTTATCCTCCTTAATAAATCTAGGGTTAGACTCATTACCTTTTACCTTTCCTATTTTGACTAATTCCATTACTCTTCTTCTTTTGGTTTCTGTTTATCTAGCACCCAGCTTGGAGCTAGTAGCTCATTACCTCCGCTGGTTATGTCTATCCGTCTATCATCTCCATACCCTCTCTCTCTTCCTCTATTGTTTAGCTCATACATTATCAGAGTGTTTGATCCAGGCTCTTTCTTTTGGATTCTGCTTAGTAGCTCATTCTCCAGAAAGTCTAGTCTTAGATTCATAACCTCACCGACCTTCCTCCTAAACTCCTCATCATCCTCTTTCCATTTATAAAACTGAGTCCTTCCAATACCTACAGCTTTGCAAGATGTGGTTACTATACCCATAGATTTCTCTAGTGCTTCTAAGATTCTAGCCTTAGCTATTCTAGTTCTGTCTTGCTCTCCTTTTTTTAAGTGTTCGTTTCTGTTTGCTAATTCACTCATATCTCTTCTTATTTCCATTTGTAAAGAACCAGCCATAGAAACTATTAAGCCTCTTCTCTAATGCTCTTAAATAGCTTCCTATGACCTTATACAGTCTTATCATTACTTGTCTAGTCTTCTAGTGCGTTCTCTATCTTCTTAATCACTTGCTTTAGGTCAGCCTTAATACATGGAGGACAGCTTCCAGGAGCTTTTCTATTCCCAGTTATATTAGTATAAATCTGATAGGCTTTAGTCAAGTCTTTATTATTTACCCTCTGGGAGTTTAGTATTTCAGTCACAAACTCTTTATTATTCATTAGCTCCTTTAGCTCATCCTTATTACTGGACCATAACCCCAAAGGACAGCTTCCAAACTTGAGCTTAGTTTTGGCATCCATAAAACAGCCACAGAGCCTTTTACTCTCTCCATTGTGTTCTATCCTCTGACCTACTACTGGCTTTCCACAAGTTCTAGTCTTAGGTCTGAAATGCTCACAAGACTCACAGATAGAGATTCTCTTCTTTTGCCTATTTGCTGATACTGTCCAATTCATTTATAGTTATCTTTTATGTACCTCTTAACCTTTTTGAGTGTGTTGTAGATAGTCTTTCTGGATATGCCACTTTGCTTGGAGAACTTATTTAAGCTCAAGTCATAACTGTAATAAGCACGAAAGACCTCTCTATCAAAATAGGGAAGTCTTTTAATTAGTAGGTCTACTTTCTCAATCTCTATCTTATGAATAAAGTCTAGCTCTCTCTCTTTTTCTATAGCCTTGTTATCTATCTCCTTTAAATGTTTATTTATATGTTCATCTCTATTATTTCTCCAGCTTATCTCACTCTTATAGAAGTCTGAGTTTTTACTATAAAGCTGTGTTTTCATTATCTGTAAACAGTAAGATTCTGATTTGTTCTCATCAGCTAATCTTTTTAAGAGTTTCTTATCCTTCTCCATAAGTATAATAAATAGCTCCTGGACAAGCTCCTCACCTATCTCTACACTCTTACTCATTTTTATGGCATTGAGCCGATAGTAGGAGTATCTGTCCAAGTATCTTTTTAAGCTCATTCAGCAAAAGTAGAATATTATCTTTACATTTGCTAAAGTTTGTTTTTCAATTTGGTTAATGGAGGATAGGTAGAGTCTGGAGTGATTGCCCAGCTCGCCTATCCTTTTTTGTTTTTAAAGCTATCTAAGTTCTCTATTAGCATATTATAACAGTCAGCCTTAAAAGTCCATTTTACGCTGCCATTATTATCTAGCTCTCCTTTCTTAGCAAAGTGAGCCTCTTTAAAAAAAGACTCCTTAGACTTGTATCCAGCTAAGTAGCAATTCTTATAATCGTAGGTTATGTAAGTAAAGAAGTAATAGTCACATTTCTGCTTTTTTTGTGATGCTGGAATACTACAGTTAAAAGAGTTTACTGGCTTGTAATTTGTTCCTTTACTCTTTACATCCACTTTAAGCTCGTCTATTATTAGGTCATAGTCATAAGTAGAATTAAACTTTACCTTAAAACCTTTACTGATAAATAAGTCATAGACTATAATCTCACCTACTGCTCCTATAAGATTTCCTTTACCCTTAGTTATAGAGCCTCTTAGCTCTTGGAAAGGATATAGCTTTTTTGCTCTCTCTATTTGCTCCTTAGATATTTTTATCAGCTCCATATTATCAGTATGAGTTTACTTTAAAACATTGTGGCTTGAGTACCCACTAGAACTGGCTTAACATAAACGTACTTAGCTATAGTCACAGTCCTTCCAAACCTGGTTTTCTTTTGAAGAGGAACGCTGTCTATAGTATAGCCATCTTTCCTATGTACATAAATGTAATGAGCTAGTCTGGTAATGCCATACTCTTTTATAGCTTCGTAGCTGGTGATGCATCCATACTTTCCTAAGTGCCATAATACCGCCTTAGCTTGATTGTCTACTTGTAAGTTTTCAAAGTTAATTTGTTTCATTTGATTGGTTTTTACTTATGTTCTTTTTAAATAGTTCTTTAGTGTTTCTTCGCTGGACCTAGAGCCTCCTCCTCCCCAGCTTTTGTGCTGCCTATGTTCAGACTCTCTCCTATCTATAATCATCTCCACTCTCTTCTTATCCCACTCTCTAACCCAGTCTAAGATTATTCCTCCGTCTAATCTGTCATACACCTTACCATACTTGCCTAGCTTACCTTGCTTAAAGCAGAAAGCTAAGTCCAGGACATAAAGGTTTCTATACTCTCCTACTATCATCTCAGCTATCTCCACTATCTGCTCCTCATCCATACTCCTCTTAGTATCAAAGAATTTCTGTAAGTCTATAATCAAAAGACAGATTTCGTCTATTAAAAGAGCATGGTCTTCTTTGCTCAACAGAATTAAACTCTTTTGCTGGTTATTTTCAGCCAAAACAAGGTCAACGATTTTAAGCTCATTTAAGGCACTAACTTGTTTTTTAAATAGGATAGGGCTACTGCTTACCCTAAGTGCTGGAAAAACCTCCTTAATAACCTCCAGAGAGCTATTCTTACTGCTGCATTCTTTCTGCGATTCTTCTTTCAAGGTTTGAAGTGCTTTTTTTATTGGTAGATTTCCCATTTTTAATCTGGTTTAAAATATTCATTAAATTACTATTAATTTGTGTGAGCTTAATCTGATTCCTCAGAAATGGCTCTACTCTTTCCCAATGATCCAGGACAAACTTCCATGCCACTATAGGCTCCTCTGTTATTTTAGATAAGTAAGCTAAAATCTGTTTGGCTGCTTTACCCTCTGCTCCATTAATTTTTGGAGGCACTCCAAGCTTAGAAATAATCCAATCATTGTACTCAGCGATTAGCTGAGGAAATAATGTAACTGGTTTACTATCTTGTTTACTATATGGTTTTATATCTGGTATAGGTGACTCTATTTGCTTACTTCCATTTACGGGTTTGCTGTCTTCCATTTCAGCGTTTGCTATAATGCATTTATGCATTTCGTGAATTGCATAGTCAGTAAAGGAATACCACCTAGTTCTGTCATAAGTTATCTTATTAAAATTATCTACTTCTAAAAGATTTTTATCTATTAGAGATTTAAGCACTCTACTCACTTGTGACTTGCTCCAGAATGGAAAGACTTTAGCAAAAGAGCTTACAGAATTATAAGTCCAGTATTTGTCTTTATGGCTGTGTTTATCACTAGCCTCATTTTTAAGGATCCAAAACTGGAAGTTCTTAATCATTATGGCTTCATCTACTCCATACTTCTTAGCTATGTGTATATTAAAAGAATATTCCATTTAATCAATTTTATTATTAAGATTAATGACTTGCTCTTTTAGTATCGCATATTCAAATAAGCCTAGCTCGGATACTTCCATCTCGTAAAGATTCCATTTGAACATTTTACTTATGTAGCTTTTAATATTTAGATAGCTCTTATTCTTTACTAAGAAATTAGCCTCTATTCCCTCAAATAAATGAATCGTAATTAATGCCATTGGCATCCTATAGTATTCTGGTCTTTTCATCAAGTTTTGTTTTCAATTATGTTAAACAATTTCGAGGAGTCCACTTTCATGATCCTGGAGAGTATCTCTAGGTATGGTAAGAATCTATGCTCCTCTCTCATAATTCTGTCTAGTGTAGGTCTACTTATTTCCAGAATCTCCATAATTTCAGCTTTTGT